GGACTAAAAAAGGAGATTAAGTATGGCTAAGAGGTTTGTAGATACTTCCCTATGGAAAAGAAAATGGTACAGATGTTTACCACCAAAAATGAAATTGTTTTATTTCTACATGATAACTAACTGCGATCATGCAGGAATGTATGATGTGGATCTTGAACTTGCAGAATTTCAGATAGGAATGCCAGTAAAACAGAAAGATATTGATGAGCATTTAAAAGAGCATATTAAAGTAATAAAAGATGATAAGTGGTGGGTTAAGGCTTTTCCTGATTTTCAATATGGAGAACTAAATCCTAATGTGAAAGCACATGCTAGTGTTATCAAAATATTAACAAAATATAACTGTTTAGTAACTGTTCCAAACAGTTTGCATAGAGTACAAGATAAAGATAAAGATAAAGATAAAGATAAGGTTAAGGAGAAAGATATGAACCCTGATATATTAAAAGTGAGTGCAGCACATAAGAAAACAATAGGGTATAGAGAGGTGCAGTTTAAAAATATAGTAAGTGGCTTTGCAGAGCAGTATGATAAAGATACTAGAATAGCTTTTGCAGATTATTGGACAGAATCTAGTGGCAACAAGATGAGGTTTGAAAAAGAAAAAGTGTTTGATATTGCCAGAAGATTAGCTAGGTGGTCAAAAAATAACTTTAATAAGAAAGAAGAAACCACTAAATTTAAAACTGATAGCACTTCTAAATTTTTTATTGCATATTGCAGTAACAAAAAATGTTCAGAGTACAATAAGTCAGATTTTTATGATAAGTTTGAGCTGAAGCAAGACAGTAGATGTTGTCAATCTAAATTAATGCCTAAGAAACAATGATTACTAAAGAACTAGGATTTATCTATATAGCTAAAGGCAAAAGGTTTGTAACTAAAAAGGAAGCAGAAGAATATGCCAAACAAAAAAGCAAAATACAGAAAGCAGGAAAGAAGAAAAAAGAATGCTGCTATAAAAAAATACAAAAGAACTAAAAAGATTATTAGGAAAGCTAGGAATAGTATTAAAAAGTGAGGGAGGCTACCTTAACCTACTTCAAATCCCTACACACTCAATAGGGTTTGATCTCCATGCCTCCCTTACTCAAATGCAATAAGTGTGATAAGAAAAAAAAGCCTGAGCAGTTTTATAAAGTGCATACAGGCTATATGATTAAGGTATGTAAAGATTGTTATATAAAAATAAGAAAGAAAAGAAATGATGAAATCAAAAAAAGAAAAAAAGCATTTAAGTTATGGTAATGAATGTATTAAGTCTATTTAATGGAATGTCCACAGGGCATACTGCTCTTGATAATGTAGGAATAAAAGTAGGTAAGTATTATTCCTCTGAAATTAAACCTGCAGCTATAAAACTAACACAACACCACTATCCTGATACAATACAAATTGGAGATGTTAATAATTGGAGAGAATGGGATATTGATTGGAAAAGTATAGATATGGTATTAAGTGGTAGTCCTTGTCAAGATTTATCTATTGCTGGAAAAAGAGAGGGATTAGAAGGAGAGAGGAGTGGTTTATTTTGGGTGTTTGTAGATATATTAAATCACATAAAAGAGTTAAATCCCAATGTATTGTTTCTACAAGAGAATGTTGGATCTGCTCCAAAGTCAGATGTAGGTATTATGTCAAGAGCATTAGGTGTATATCCTGTTAGAATAAACAGTAAATTAGTAACTGCTCAATTAAGAGATAGATACTACTGGAGCAACATAAGAACTGCACCTGATGGAATGTTTGGAGATATTATTACTGACATACCTCAACCTAAAGATAGAAAAATTATATTAAAAGATATATTAACAGAAGGAAATGTTGGTAGAGATAAGCACACTTGCCTGATGGAACATTATCAAAAAGCATTTCATTTTGGAGAAAGAGATTCTAAAAAATGGCAAGATTATGCTAAAAAAAGAGTGCAAAACACAGGCACAACAACATTAATTGAAAAAAATGGTTTGGTTAGAATAGTTAATAAGGTAGAGATGTGTAGGCTGCAAGGATTTCCTGATGATTGGTGCGATATATTAACAGATGTTGAGGCAGGTAGTTTATTAGGAGATGGCTGGACTTTACCAATAATAGAACATATATTTGGGTACATAAATGAAAAGTGATACAATAGAGATAGACCATAGAGTATATTCTAGAAACATGATAGATAGATGGCATTGGTCTAAAAAACATAAATTAAAAAATCAGTATAGAATCTTAGTTAGGAATCAGATGAGGCTACACAATATAGAGCCTACTGAAGAAAAGTGCATACTTAGAATTAATTGCCATGTTAAGAGATTAATGGATTATGATAATGTGGTAGGTGGATTAAAGCAATTTATAGATGCAATGTGTACTGAAAACTTTATACATGATGATAGTCCTAAGTGGTTAGATGTTAGATTTAAACAAATAAAAGCACCTGATTTTAAAATAATTGTGGAAAGAGTGATACTATGATAGATTTAATATTAGATGACTGTATGAATGTGATGAAGAAGTATGATGATAACCACTTTGATTTGGCTATTATAGACCCACCTTATGGGATAGGAAGGTTTGGTAATAGGGTAGAAGTTTCTAATAGGATATGCAAAGAAGCAAAGATAAACAAATGGGATATAAAACCATCTAAAGAATATTTCAATGAGTTGTTCAGGGTTAGTAAGAATCAAATAATATGGGGAGCTAATAATTTTACACTACCTGAAACAGAGTATTTTATAGTATGGGATAAAATGCAAACAGTAGATAATTTTGCTAGTGCTGAATATGCTTGGACTAATGTAAAAAAACCTGCTAAAGTTTTTAGGTATTCAATACATCGGGTAATGTCTGATAGAAAAAAAGAAGATGGTAAAATACATCCAACACAAAAACCTGTTAAGCTATATGAATGGTTGTTGCATAATTATTCAGAAAAAGGGCAAAAGATATTAGATACACACTTAGGCTCAGGCTCAATAGCAATAGCTTGCCATTACTTTGGTGTTGATTTAGTTGGTGTAGAAATTGATGAAGAATACTACAATAAGGCTAAAGAAAGAGTTGATTTACTTACTAGACAAGAGGTTTTATTTTAAATTTCTTTCAAAAATAGTGTGTTGTTGATTATAATACGACTATGGCAAATGCACAAAATGCACAGAAAACAGACAAAAAGAAAAAAGACTTTATAGAGGCTTTAAGAAATAATCTAGGGCATATATCCAATGCTTGTGAGGCTGCTAAGATAGGCAGAAGAACATATTATGACTGGATTGATAAAGATAAAGACTTTAAAGAAGATGTGGATCATGTACAAGATTCATTGCTAGATCTTGCAGAAAGCAAACTACTTGAGAACATAGAGAACAATGAAAATACTGCTATAATCTTTTACTTAAAAACTAAGGGCAAGAAAAGAGGCTATATAGAGAAACAAGAACTTGAAGTAGTTAAGCCTATTGATGATATAGTGTTTGATGGCATCTAACTTAACAATATACAGAGAAGATTACTTCCCTCACCAATGGGATTTCTTAACAAGTAAAAAGCAAATCAATGCTTATGTAGGAGGCTTTGGGAGTGGAAAGACATTTTCATTCCTTCATTGACATAAGACCTTTATAAACCACATAAAGAGAAAAAATAAAGATGGGATTAGCAATGGCTGGATTATCTACCCTACTTACTCATTAGCAGAAGAAGTATTTATACCACCCTTCCTTGATATACTAAGAGATAAAGGCATTGATTATAATTACAATGTATCTAAACACAAAATCACAACAGCTTATGGAAATATTAAGATATTCCAAATGGTTAAGCCTGATAAGATTATTGGTGTATCTCTTTCTTATTGTGGCTTTGATGAGTTTGATATATCCAGTTACAGATACTGTGAATTAGCATTTAACAAAGCACTTGGTAGAATGAGAGATTGCGAAAACCCTGAAATTTATATCTGCACAACACCTGAAGGAATGAAGTACACTTACACCTTAATGGTTGAAAAAGCAGATGAGAATAAATTTTTAGTTAGGGGAAAAACAAAAGATAATGTATATTTACCAAAGTCTTATTTAAAACTTTTAGAAGAAAACTATGATAAAACTTTACTCAAGGCATACTCACTAGGTGAATTTGTCAATTTACAACAAGGTCAAACATACTATCAGTTCAACAGAGATTCCTGTGTTTCAGAAGTCAGTTATGATAGATCAAAACCTGTCAGAGTTGGAATTGACTTCAACTGTGAGCCTGAATGTGCAGTTTTATTCCAATTATACGAACAACAACCCCAAGTAAGAGTGTTTGATTGTATAGCCTTATCACATGGTGGTAGTGGTGATTTACTAACAGAAAGAATGGCTAATACAATTAGGCAGAAATACCCAAATAGTGAATATGTAGCATATCCTGATGCAACAGGAGTAAAGAGAGGAAGTTCAGCTATGTTTAGTGATATTGATTTACTTATTAAAAGTGGATTTAAG